TTTTATCCCATTTGGCATCATCAGTTTGATGATCTTATTGTTCTTAAAAACAATCAAGGCACAGAGGAAACTAGAGTTCGACACATGGACTACGGAGTTGTCCTTAGCAAATTCTTTTGGCGCCGATTCAAGAACAAAGAAGATATCACCTTCTTTGACCCGAATGAAGTACCAGACCTATACGAAGCCTTTTATCGTAACACAGCAGAATTTGAAGAACTGTATGTGAAATACGAAAAACGCAAGGACTTGCGTACCAAGACGATGAGTGCTGAAGAAGTATTCAAAAGTGGTATACTTAAAGAACGTACAGACACTGGACGTATCTATCTTGTGTTCATTGATAATGTACAGAATCAAGGTCCATTTGACCCCGAGTACCATACTATCTACCAAAGCAATTTGTGTTGCGAGATTCTGCTACCTACAAAATCTTTCAAACGTCTGGATGACGCTGAAGGCCGCATAGCGTTATGTACATTGGGATCTATCAACTGGGGTGCCTTCCGTAATCCAGAAGACATGCGCAGAGCTTGCCGTATTTTACAGCGTAGCTTGTGCAATATACTTGATTACCAGGACTTCCTTTCAATCCAGAGCAAATTAAGTAATGACGAAATTAGTCCACTGGGAATTGGTGTCACTAATCTAGCTTACTGGCATGCCAAACGTGGATTCAAGTATGGCGAAAAAGATGCATTACAAGATGTTAAAAGTTGGATGGAGCACCAGGCCTTTTACTTGACTGAAGCTACAGTTGAGCTGGCCCGAGAGCGTGGTTCTTGTCAGCATAGCTCACACACACGATACGGTCAAGGCATATTCCCTTGGGAATTACGAGCAGAAGGTGTTAATCAATTAGCAAACTTTGCCCCAGAACTTGATTGGGAAACACTACGAGTTAATATGAAACAATACGGTGTTCGCAATGCCACATTAATGGCCATTGCACCAGTCGAAAGCTCAAGTGTTGTTATAAACAGCACTAATGGAATTGAGTTGCCCATGAGCTTGATCAGTGTAAAAGAATCCAAAGCAGGATCGTTTATTCAAGTTGTTCCTGAATATCATAAACTCAAAAACAAATATCAAATGATGTGGGAACAGAAAGATTGTGATGGTTATTTAAAAACAGCGTCTGTTCTCGCCGCCTATGTGGATCAATCAATTAGCACAAATACATTTTACAATCCAGCACATTTTGCAGATCGTAAAGTGCCGACTACATTGATAGCTAAAAATTTAATGCAAGCACAGATGTGGGGATTAAAAACATTCTATTATAGTTTGATTAACAAGGCAGGCAGTAAAGCTGTTGAAGAGCTTACACCCGAAGTCCACTACAATGGATTTCATAATGAAAGAGAATTAATCGAAGACAGTTTAGATGATGACTGTGAAGCATGTAAACTTTAAAAACGAAAAAATAATGTCAAAACAACAATACAACTTAACAACAAAAACAGATTATCTTAATCGCAAGATGTTTCTGGATCCAGCTGGTCCAGTTACTATTCAACGCTTTGAAGAAGTCAAGTACAAAAAGATAGCAGACTTTGAAGCCACGGCACGAGGCTTCTTTTGGCAACCAGAAGAAATTAGTTTGAGCAAAGACTCAAACGATTTTAAGGATGCAAGCGATGCTGTCAAACATATCTTTACCAGCAACTTGTTACGCCAAACAGCATTAGACAGTTTACAAGGCCGTGGTCCAACACAGGTGTTCACTCCTGTTTGTAGTTTGCCCGAAGTTGAAGCACTGATGTACAACTGGGGATTCTTCGAAACCAACATACACTCAAAAAGCTACAGTCATATAATCCGTAACATCTATAATGTGCCCAAGGATGTGTTCAACACCATTCATGACACGGAAGAAATTGTAGGCATGGCCAGTTCAGTGGGAAATTATTATGATGCATTGCATGTTATCAACTGCCGCAAAGAAGCAGGTGAACAGATTGATGAGAAAGTTCACATCAAAGCGATTTGGATGGCACTACATGCAAGCTATGCACTGGAGGCGTTCCGATTCATGGTATCATTTGCCACCTCACTAGCCATGGTAGAGAACAAGATTTTTATGGGTAATGGAAATATTATCAGTTTGATTCTCCAGGACGAGCTACTACACAAAGGTTGGACAGCCTACCTGATCAATCAAGTGATCAAAGAAGACTCTCGCTTTGTTGAAGCCAAGGCAGAATGTGAACAAGAAGTGTATAATCTGTACATGGATGTGATACGTGAAGAAAAGGACTGGGCTGTTTATTTGTTTAAGAAAGGCCCAGTCATTGGATTAAATGCTAATATCTTAAAAGATTTTGTAGACTACACAGCGGTGGGCGCCCTCAAAGACATTGGTATCAAATATCAAGCCTCCGCTCCCAAGTCAACGCCTATACCGTGGTTTAACAAACACACAGATACAAGTAAAAAACAAACAGCATTGCAAGAAAATGAATCAACGAACTATGTCATTGGCATCATGAGTGAGACATTGGACTACAATGCATTACCAGCACTATAAGGAAATAAAATGAAAGCAACAATATGGTCTAAATACCATTGCCCCTACTGCGACCAAGCATACAAACTATTGCAAGCCAAAGGTTATCAAATTGACGAGCGCAAGGTCGGCGACGGGTACACTAAAGAAGAATTAATGGAAGCAGTTCCCAATGCCAGGACTGTGCCACAAATATTTTTAGATGATAATTACATTGGCGGGTTCACTGAACTCAAGCGACATTTAGAAAAGGTATAACATGTTAATTAATAAAGGTATCGCAGAAGGTGAAGTAGTTACAATTAAAACTACAGCAGGAGAAGAGATTGTTGCTAAGTTAGTAGAAGACGGCCCAATGGGCGTTAAGGTTAAAAAGCCATTGTGCCTAACTGCAACCAAAGACGGAATTGGACTAGTGCCATTTTTGTTTACCACAGATCCTGATGCAGAAGTTGTTATAAATAAAAGTACTATAATGGTTTTAGCACCCACTATCAAAGAAGCTGCAGATCGTTATACTGAACAAACAACCGGAATCAAATTAGCATAATGCCACTCGTAGCAAGAAAAGCCAGTGTTGATTTAATTGCCAGCCCTGATGGTGCCAAAGGTTCTAGTTGCGGCAAAAATAAATGGCATTGGGATACTGATACTACGCAATTTACCCTTGCAGGTTCTGGCGATGTGTTTGTTCATAGTATTGGAGTTGTCCGAGCAGGAGATGCTATGACCACCCATCCGGACGAAAATCCTTGCACAGGTTCTCCAATAGATCATACACCAACTTTATCCACATACAGTCCAAATGTATATGCCAACTTTTTGAATATTGGAAGATTGGGAGATATTTATAAAGTTGGAGGAACCGGCCCTGATAGCCCTGGGCTAGCTGTAGATCCTGCACATCCAATTTCGGTTGTTTCTCAAGGCGATGTTTTCGCTAACAGTTGACATTTATTTTCTATAGTGTTAAAATAGGTATAAGTACTCTGTACTTGCCTAAAGGAGAAATAAATGGCCGCAAACAAATACGCAGAATTTACTGCAATCATCGAAGCAATGGAAGCAGATTTTGAAAAGTTTTACGATAAAGAAGTAGGTGCCGCTGGTACTCGCGTTCGTAAACACTGTCAAGACCTGGCCAAGTTGTGCAAAGAAACTCGTAACGACGTTACTGCAATTAAAAACGCACGAAAAGAAGCCAAATAAGTCAACTAAATACTAGTCTAAGGCGTTATATTAGTATACGCTTAAAGGAGTACATATTATGAAAAAGTTAATTTTGGCATTTTCAATGTTGGCAATTGTTGGCACAGCTAATGCACAATGGCATCATCATGGTGGATATTATCGTGGCGGGTATTACGGCGGCAACGGCAACTGGATGGCACCTTTGATTATTGGTGGTATTGCAGGAGCAGTTATTGCAAACCAAAACCAACAACCGGTTATTGTTCAGCAACAACCTGTGTATGTACAACCGCAACCTGTGTATGTACAAC